TTGAAAGCTGTTGGTGGTGCATTGCTAGCGATGATTACACCGCTGACCGTTGTGTTGGGTGCTGTTACTGCTATAGGTTATGCTTACTACGCTGCTGAATCTGAGATTGTTGAGTTCAATAAAGCATCTGCTGCAACCAATAACTTCTCCGGCGCAAGCGTTGATACATTCCAGAGATTGCAGAAATCTATTTCCGATACCGTTGGTACAATGAGCTTAGCTGCTGAAGTTCTGACGCTGATGGAAAAGAGCGGTAAGATTACACAAGAGCAATTCGAAGAGATTGGTATTGCTGCAATCAAGATGTCGCGTGTAACAGGTAAATCTGTTAGTGAGATTATTGATGAATTCGCTTCTCTTAGCAAAGACCCAGCACAAGCAATTGTTACACTTGATGAGAAATATAAGTTTTTAACTGGTTCTATCTATCTTCAAATTTCCGCTTTGCAAAAACAAGGTAGGACAATGGAAGCCACCAAGCTTGCTCAGGATGCTCTGGCTACTGGTGTTGAAGATATGGCTGACAGGATTCTTCCTCAACTTGGTAACATTGAAACACTTTGGATTGGTATCAAAGACGCTATCAAGTTTGCCCGTGATGAGCTTATCAACTGGGGTAGAGAGTCTGAAGACCCTGTACAACGACGCATTGACCAAATCAATGAAGAACTAAGGTTGATGGAGCGTAGGTCACAAGCAGGCTTTGGTGCTTCCGCAGCGAAAGTTAGACGTGACGCTCTGACTTCTGAACGTGATGGCTTGCAACAAAATCTTGTTATTACCAAGCAAATCAATGAAGAAAAAGATAAACAAAAATCACTTGATGAACGTTCTCGTCAGAGCGCCCTCATCCTTAGCAAAGAAGCTAGCGCTGCTGTTACTGCCAATATCACTCAAGTTCAGAGATATGAAGCCGCAATTCTAGCTCTCAGTAATCAAAGACAGAAAGCTGTAGACGACGCAAAAGAGGCTGGTGGTATAGTTGATCCTGATGTAATTAAGAAAACATCAGACGCGATAGACATTCTCAGTGTTAAACTTAAATCAGCTCGTGAACAAGAAGCAAACTCAGGTAGGAAATCTTCACCGCTCGACACAACTGATGTTCAAGATGTTAAGAGCAACCTGAACGTAATCCTTTCAGAATATGATGGGTATTACAAGAAGGTTACTGCACTTGGTAAAGCAAATGCTGTTTCGGCTGCGGCTACAACTGCCAGTCAGAAAGCAATCTTGCAAGCTGAAGCTACTGCTGTTAATAAAGCGTATGATGACCAGATTGCTGCAATTAAAAAACTGCAAGGTCAGAAAGCTAATAACGCTTCACAGGTAATCTCTCTTAACAATCAGTTAACTAGAGCTGAAGATCAACGCACTAAGTATATGCAGGATAATGCGGCTAAGCAAGAGAAGCTTGAAATCGAGGCTCAGGCTAGAATTGACAAGCAAGCTAGAAGTGTTAAAGCTTATACTGATGCCTTAGATGCTCAACTAGAAGCAGAGAAGCGTGCGGGTGAAAGAGCGGTTAAGGCTGTGTCTGGTAGTGATAGAGAGAATGCTTTAAGTGGTAAACTCAACTCACAGGATGATAAGTTTGTTGAAGATCAGAAGAAACTATCTGATCAACTGGCTGAAGGCGCAATCAACGCTGAAGAACATGCTGAAAAGTTACGTGAGCTTGAGATATCTCATAATAAAATGACTGAGCAAATCAAGAAGAATGATGCTGATCTTGCGGCTGCAAATGCTCAATGGCAAAACGGTGCTTTGCGAGGATTCAAACAATATATTGAAGAAGGTGCTAACGCAGCTCGATTGATGGAAGGGTTTGTAAAAGACTCGCTTGACGGAATGACAGACGCACTATCAACCTTTGTTCTTACAGGAAAGATGGACTTCAGAAGCTTAGCTTCAAGTATCATATCTGACCTTGCTAAGATCGCTATCAAGATTGCTGCTAGCCAAGCGCTACAGTCAATGTTCGGTGGTGCTGGAGGTGGTTGGGGTGGATTGATTGCCGCTGGTATCGGTGCTGTGTCTGGTGGCGGAACAACAACTGGATCATCTGGCTTTAGTGAAAACCTAACTCTACAAGAGAAAGGTGGTGGTTGGTCTGGTGGCACACAGTTCTTCGCCAATGGTGGAGTGTTCACAAATGGTATCGTAAGCTCAGCTACATCTTTCGGGATGTCTGGTGGAGGTAAAGGTATTATGGGTGAGGCTGGCCCAGAAGCCATTATGCCATTGGCTAGAGCTTCAGACGGGTCATTGGGTGTCCGTGTTATCGGAGGCGCTGAGGGTAACTCTGGAGGCGTCAATGTGTACATTACCATATCGAGCGACGGAGAAGTTAGCGCAACATCTGACCAACCGGGACTTGCTCAATTCGGTAAAGAGCTTGGAGACTTTGTTGATAGAAGATATCAATCACTTCTGGCAAGAGACTTGAAGGACGGAGGTGCAATTAAAACCTCAATGAAACAGCAATGATAGATTGACAAAACCTACTAAGTTAGGGTAGAATAGCAATAATTAGGGGAGGGCTATGCTCTCCCCGTTTTTATTTTAGGAGACTATATGGTAAAGACATTCAAATGGCGTATCGAAAGAGCAATATCACCGACACTTGAGTTTAGAGTAATCACATCTCAGTTTGGCGATGGGTATGCTCAGACAAGTTCAGATGGGATTAACAATCTAGCCGAATCGTGGGACATCACTCTACCAGCTTCACTGAGAGATGCAAGAGATATTAGAAACTTCTTCCTTGAACATAAAGGAGTAAAGAGTTTTTTGTGGACTCCACCTCTAGGTGATCTTGTATTGTATACATGCGCAAATCCCTCATATGTTCCACAGTCAACACAGCTCTACGTGATTACTGGAACCTTCGTAAGATCATACTCAAGCTTAAGCGAGGTGTAAATGGCTACAGTAGATATCAATCAAGTAATCCATAGTCTTGAACCGGGAAGCAAAGTTAGACTAATTGAGGTTGACTGCACAAGCTTCAACGGTGACATCATGAGATTCCACAATTACAACGTTCCTCATACTCCAGCAGAGCTTAAAGCTTACTCAGATGCAGGTCAAGATGTTCCTCCAAAGAGTATATTCTTTCAAGGAAATGAGTATGAGTGCTGGCCTTATCAATTGACAGGTACAGACCTCGATGGAACAGGCGCTGCCCCAACACCTACATTAGAAGTTGCTAACATTGATGGTACAATCAGTTCACTTTGCATTCTTTTACAAAACCTATTTGGTGCCGCTGTAACTGAACATATCACATTTGAACAATATCTTGATGGTGCTTCTGATGCTGACCCCGAAATGGAGTTTACACAGACATGGTACATCAGCAGAAAGAGTGGAGAAAATCAGAAGAGCATCTCATTTGAACTTTCATCGCCTGCTGACCTTACAGGGCAAAATTTACCTAAACGATTGATTCACTCAATGTGTCATTGGGCATTGAATGACGGATATCGTGGGCCTGACTGTGGATATACAGGTACTAATTATTTCACTGAAAATGGTGTACCGACAACTGACCCTTCAAAGGATGTCTGTGGTGGTTTATGTCTAGACTGCAAGATGAGATTCGGTGAAGAAAACCCATTGCCTTTTGGTGGATTTATTGCAAGTAGTTTAATCAGTTAAGGAGTTTGAGGATGGACATTCCAAAAGAATTAAAAGCAGCAACGATTAAGGCCATCCTCAAACATGCTGAGAGTGGATACCCTGAAGAGATTTGTGGTGTTGTTGTAAACACAGTTAAAGGTGAGAGATATGTTGAGTGTAAGAATATTGCAACTTCCCCGACAGAAGACTTCAAGATGTGTCCTGAGAGCTATATGGAAGCCGAAGAGCTAGGGGATGTCGTTGGAATTGTACACAGTCACCCTGATCATACAACAAGACCCAGCGCATATGATTTAGCTGTTATGAGTGTTAATCGTGAGATTGAGCTTAAGCTTGATCCAAAGAGCGAACCAATGCCTTGGCACATCGTGTCTTGGCCTGAAGGTGATTATAGACAGATTATCCCTGAAGTTTATAACAGTTTGATAGGTAGACAATTTGTACATGGTGTTTGGGATTGTTGGCAGGTATGTAATGACTATTATAAGAGGTTTCATGGAATTGAATTTGAAAGATTTGAAAGAGAAGATTGCTGGTGGGAAATCAAAGATGGGCCATCTCTGTATGAAGACTTCTTTGAAGCTGCTGGATTTTATGCTGTAGATACTCCACAAGTTGGAGACATGATCGTCATGCAGATTGGTAGAACATATCACCCTAACCATGCAGCCATCTATCTAGGTGACACAGATGAATTTGATGGAAAGAT